CCATGCGACGCTTCGAGGAGTCGATGCGGATGCTGCATCAGGGCGGTCGCAAGGCGGGACGCATGGTGGCGATCAGCGGCGACATCACGCTGCAGCCGCTCTCGTTCCCGGCGAAGGACACGGCAGGGCGAGACGACATCGTCGAGGAGATCAGCGCGATCTTCGGCGTGCCCGTCTCGATGCTCAAGGCGAACGACCCGAACCTCGCATCGAGCACGGCGGGCTACGCGCAGTGGCGCGAGAGCACGGTGTCGCCGATCTGCAGGCTCGACGAGGAGACGCTGAACGCACGACTCCTGCCGATGTTTGGCATCGAGGAGGACGCATACCTCGCGTACGACGATGCGGTGCCTGCCAACCGTGACGCGGACGCACGCGAACGGGCGGCGGCGGTCGCAGGCGGGTGGCGCACGCCGAACGAGGCGCGACTTGAGGAAGGCTACGACGAACTGCCCGACCCTGAGGCGAACAAGTTGCATGTCGGCGGCCTGCCGCTCGGCGGTGCTGCGGCGGCGGGTGCGTCGCCGTTCCCGGGCTTGCAACTTGCGCTGCAGGGATTGCAGCAGCAGGCGGCACCTCGCACGGTGATACAGCCTGCCGAGCCAGTCAAGTCGCTCCCGCCAGCCGAGGACGACCGCATCACCTTCGTGGTGGGCAAGAGCGAGAAGGAAGAAGGCGAAGACTGCGTCAGCGACAAGGTGCGCGTGCTGATCCGCGAGGGCTACGAGCGCGATCAGGCGGTGGCCATCGCGTACTCGATGTGCAGCGAGAAGGCGATCGAGGATGTCGATCTGAAGCCGACCACCGAGATGGCTGCACTCGCCAGTCGCGGTCTCGAACTTCGGGCCGAGTACGGTCGAGGCGGGACTGAGATCGGTGTCGCACGGGCACGCGATATCGGCAACCGCGAGAACCTGTCGCCCGAGACGGTGAACCGCATGCACTCCTTCTTCTCGCGGCACCGTGTCGATCTCGACGCAACTGGCGCACGACCGGGCGAGGACGGGTACCCGACTGCCGGCGCGATCGCGTGGATGCTCTGGGGCGGCGATCCGAGCAACCCCGACGGCGCAGGCGCAGGATGGGCTGCACGCAAGGTCGAGGAGTTGCGAGGTGCAGCAGAGAAGGCGTACAACGCAACGCGAGAGGAAGCAGTCCGCAATGCAGAGAAGCGCATCGCGGAGTACACCGCTCTCGAGGTCGTACATGGCGAAAGCGCGGATGCGATCATCGAACTGCAGCGGCAGATCGCAGCGATGAACGAGCGGCAGACTGCGCTGTCGGATGTCATGAAGGCTCTTGGAGAGGCGTTCGATGCTTGACAAAATCGAGGGAATACGCAAGGCAGTCGCACGGCTTCGATCTGCAAGCGTGCCACCGACAAAGGTCGTGCCACGGACAAAGGGTGAGAAGGGCGACAAAGGCGAGCGAGGCGAGAAGGGCACATCGTTCAGGTGGCGAGGTCAGGTCCGCAAGGGCATGGCGTTCTCGCCGAATGATGTCGTGCACTACAAGGGCGCGGCGTACCTGTGCTTGGCCGTCACGACCGACCCGCCACCGAGCGACTCCTGGGCGGTCATGTGCAAGGCGGAGGACGGGCGCGACGGACGCGACGGAGCGCAGGGTGCAGTCGGTCCTCAGGGCGAGCAGGGCGTGCAGGGTCCGCAGGGTGAGCCGGGCGCGGTCAGTCTTCGATGGCGCGGCGCGTTCTCGCAGGGTCAACGGTACGAGGTCGGCGACATCGTCGGGTACGAGGGTGGCGCGTTCGTGTGTGTGGCGGCGACGATGCAGTCGCCCGTGACAGGCTCGGGCTGGCAGGTGCTCGCCGAGGCAGGCAAGACGGGATCGCGAGGGCCGAAGGGCGAGCGAGGCGCAGACGGCACCTCGGCGACGATCGCGGACGGCGACTATGGCGACATCATCGTCAGCAGCAGCGGCACGGTCTGGACGCTCGACACCTTGCAGAATGTGCTGACGGTGTCAAACACGACCGAGAGTTCATCCACAAGTACGGGCGCGATCGTGTGCTCGGGCGGCATCGGCGCGACAAAGGCGGTGCGCGGTGGGAATGACTCGTTCTTCAATAGCGTTCGTATCGGTCGAGGGTCATCCAATCTGTCTGACAACACCGCCGTCGGTGAAGCCGCACTCTCGGGCAGCGGCAACACGGGCGCACAGCAGACTGCGATCGGAAAGAACGCGATCTTTTCAGCAAGCACGGGAGCATTCAACACGGGGATCGGCTATCAGGCTTTGTACAGCAACGGCGCAGGATCAAGCAACACAGCGATCGGAGCGAACGCGCTATTCAGTAATCAGGGCGGCGAACTCAATCTTGCGAACGGGCTGAACGCTCTCTTCTCAAATGTGAGCGGAAACTACAACGTCGGACTCGGTGTCAATGCTCTACAGAAATCCACAGGCAGCGACAACATCGCAATCGGGGTCAATGCGCTGCTGTCTCAAGAGAGCGCGAACGACAACACTGCAGTCGGATATGAGGCAGGGCAGTATGTCACTGATTCGCGCAACGTTTTCTTGGGTAAAGGTGCGGGAGTCAATGCAAGCGGCACGGCGAGCACGCGAGCAACGACTTCGCAGGAGTGCGTGTTCGTCGGAGCGCACGCGCATCCGGTTGGGACGGGCGACGACAACAGCATCGTCATAGGTTATAACTCGACAGGCGATGGATCGAACACGACTGTCATCGGGACGACGAGCACGACGCAGGCACGGGTGCGCGGCGCAACGCTGCTATCGACTGGCGCAAACGGTCAGAGCACCATCTTTGGGCAGTCCACGACTCTGCTTTCAGGCTTGAGCGGCCCAAATGTCATAGCAGCAGGACTTATCCCGGCAAACTGCGTGGTCATCGGTGTCAGTGTGCGAGTCACGACAGCGATCACCGGGGCAGACAGTTTCAACGTGCGTGAAGATTTAGGAGGCAGCGTTTATCTAGACAGTGTTGCTACGACGGTCGGCACTACAGCCATCGGAGTTGGACAGAACGGATACCCACTTGCATTCGAGTCTGCTACGGACATCAAGCTAACCGTAAACGGATCAGACTTCACAGGCGGAGCGGTGCGCGTGACCGTTCACTACATCTCGATGGAGGCGGCGACATCGTGATGCACGATGACTACTACCCCACAGCAGCGGCAGCGTGCCTTATCGTGCAGCACCTTGACATCATGGCACGCGAGATCGAGGGCGTGCTCAACGCAGGCTCGGTGGACGAGTTTGCCCGGCTCGCTCCGCTCGCAGAGCACATCGAGCAGACCATGCTCAAACCATACGTGTACCGGTATTCGACGACCGTGCAGCGCGACAACTGGATGCGAGCAGCGCACGCGGCAAGGCTCGCGCTAGGGGACCGCGACTAATGTGCGGAGTATGCAAGAGCGCAGCGCAACCGCGACTGCACTGGCTCGACTGGCGTGCCGAGCGTCAGGTCGTGCGATACGGTGAGAAGCAGGAGTCGTTCGCCGACCTTGAGTCCGCTCTGATGGGGCAGTTCAGCACGCAACTCGAACGAGAACTGCGGCGAATGAACGACGAGGCGGCACGCGCATACGCGGCAGCAATCCGCACAGGCGACGGCGATGCCATGCGAGCACTTGAAGCGGCGCAGCGTGCAGTCATCACCAGCCGCCCAGAGATCGCAGCGCAGATCGCCGAGGTCGGGCGTGAGTACACGCGGCTCATCGTGAATGCAGGCTTCGAGGCGGGAGCGCAGGGATTCTTCGATGTGTCGGGCGAGCCGAGCCGCAGCGTGATCGCAGCGACCGCCCGTGCATCGCAGCGCATGGCGGACAGCGTCACGCGCACGCAGGCACGGCTCATCGGCAACGCCATCCGCACGGGTGTCGAGCAGGACTTGACGAGCCGCGAGGTGCAGCAACTGCTACGAGCAGGCGGACTCGACGCAGATCGAGCGCAGGCGATCGCACGCACCGAGACCGCACGCGCATACAGCGACGGGCAGATCGCCGCGTGGAGGGACACGGACGGCATCGTCACTGGCAAGACATGGCTCGTGTCACCGTTCGCGTGCGAGTTCTGCGATGCGGCTGCGATCGAGTTCGGCGACAAGGCGATCCCGCTCGATCAGGACTTCTACCCGCTCGGCTCCCAGATCATCGGCGAGAGCGGCAAGTCGCTCACCATAGGATTCGAGGCAGTCTCTGGTCCGCCACTGCACCCGAACTGTCGATGCAGTATCGACGCGGCACTGGAGGAACTGCCAGAGGGCGAAGGCGGAGGCATATTCGAGGTCACAGTCACATGATCCACCACAAGACACTTGACGCGGCATACAGCAGCGAGGACGGCACCAAGTTCGTCGCCACCATCACCACCGACACGATCGACCGCGATGGCGAGGTCGTGATCCCGGCGGGCATGAACAGCAAGGAGTACGAGCGGAACCCCGTGCTCCTGTACGCGCACGACCCGAAGATGCCGATCGGCAAGATGGAGACGCTACGACGCGGTGACGGCAAGATCGAGGCAGACTTCCGACTCGCGCCTCGACCGCAAGAGCACCAGGGCGAGTGGCTGCCCGACACCGTTGGTGCGCTGATGAAGTTCGGCGCACTGCGCGGCGTGTCGATCGGATTCCACGCGCAAGCCAACGGGATGCGGTCGGCAAGCAAGGCGGACATCGAACGGTACGGGGACGGCGTGAAGCGGGTGTTCTCGAAGTGGAACCTGCTCG